TGGCCTTTGTAAACAGCTGCGCCGCAGCAATAAAGTCCGAAACCGCGTCTGCATCCATGCGGGACACCGTGTAGCCCTGAAGCATGGACTTGATGTCCTTGGCGAACGGAATCCGTCCTACGGGGTCGATGTTGTCCCACAGGTTACTGCCCAGCAGGACGCTGACGACCGTGTCGTCCTCTCCGGTTACGCCGGTCAGAACCTCGAAGTATCTGCCCCAGTAATCCTTGTCCTTGTCATCCTTCCGCGCCGCGTCGACGAGGGACTGGACAAGCGCGTTTACGCCGTCGGTAACCAGCAACGCGATGCTCGTCCGGACAAACTGTTTCAGAGCCGCGCTCTTCTTGCTGGGATTGGTTTCATAACGCCACGCGTCATAGGCCCTTAGGAGCATATTCAGGGACTTCATCGGTTCGCCCATAAATGCGGTGGCCTGTTTCGTCAGGCCGTTCCCGCTGCGCATGATCTGCGTGCGCTGGAGAATCCCGTCGACGACCTGCGACTGGTCGATTACGTCGGAAAACACCTCTGCCGTGCGCGTGTAAAACTCCTCGCTCCCGACTTCATAGCGCCCTTCCTTCTGCACGGTATACTCACACGCGTTCCAAATCTTGCCCCACGTCACAGCGTCTGCCTTTGCCGCCGCCGCGCCGGATGCATCGCTGAGCTTCTCCATAAAGGTCTGATCCGCGCCGTTGAGAATGCCCTTCATGATCGTGTACTGACCGGCCTGATCGAATCCGGACGAGTCCTTGATGGCGGCAATGCCCGCATACTGTTTGGCCTTCTTCCAGCCATTGCCCTTGGTAGGAGCCTTGACAAGCCCCTTGGCCATGTCGCTGGGATCGATGATCGCCGCCGCACGAAAGAATGCCGTGGGCTGCTGGAGCACCACGCGGGCGTTCATGCCGACGCTTGCGGCCTTCGTCCTGCCGACAAGCTTCTCGATCATGCGCGTGATCGGCTCATCATCGTGGGCGATGCCGTTCTGCACGTCACTCATGAGGTTTCGCCAGTACTTCAGCGCCTGTTCGCCGTAAACATCCGTCAGCACATTCTTGACGTTCTTGCCGGTAAGGTTCCCGGCAGAGTCGCGGTAGCGATAGTTAAAAAGACGGTTGATGTCCTCCATCGGTTCGAGCATTGTGCTGTAGGTAATCATGTCGCTTGCGTTTTTCGTGAAAACGTCAAACACTCCGCCAAGATCCAGCGTGTTGCTGGCGTTCTCGTTCAGGGCTTTTGCACTGCCCATGTTGCGGATCTCGCGCGGCATATTTTCGCCGCGTTCAGCGTTCTGCACAATTGCCTCTCGCGCCGACTTGATCGGCCAATAATGCTCCTCGGTAAACTTGTTGTACCCATACACGGCCATGCTGGCCTCGTTGCCCCACTTGGCAAGCATGGTAGACGCGATTTTCTGCAGTCCCTTTGCGACCTTGATCTGCTCATCCGTCAGGGCATCAGTGATCTGAGCCACATCGCTTGCAGTGAGAGGAATGCTCTTCGTGCCACGCTCAATGGCCGGCAACTTGCCGTCGCGCTTGATGTAGGGCTGTATAACGCCGCCGACAGAGAGGTGCTGCATCGAGTGCTTCCCGCGATTCGCGAGGTTGTAAAGGTTCATGATCTGGTCATTTGTCAGAGTGATCGTCTGTCCGGCCTCGGTCATAAACGTGTGCCGCTCGTTCCGCTGTTTATAGACCTCGCGGCTCATAAACTTCTCCGTCAGCTTCGCGACCTCTGCGACCCTGCGGTTCTGCGTGTCCTCCGCATTCCGCAGAGCGCGGAACACGTCCAGACCAGCATCACCATATGCGTTGAAAAATGTGCGCGGATCGTAAAGGCTGAGCGCAGCCTTCTTGTTCGCCCGTTTGCGGCTACTTACGCCGCTCCTGAGATCATTTGCCCACTGGGAGATAAACATATACTTCCCACTCGAAAGAGCCTTGTCGTAGCTTGTAATGGTCGTCTCAATGCCCTTGATGGCCTTCCAGATAACATTCAGCTGAGCAGTTCCCATCTTGTCGATACGCCGATTCCCCAGCTCGACAAGTTGGTCGATAAACCCGCTCGTCCCGTCACCGCCAAACAAAGCCGGATCGATAACAAAGTTCGGATCATTGGAGAGGATCGAATCGTATGCCTCACGTAGTCTGATCGCATCCTGCGTGCGCTTGGTGGGTGTCCCATTGTTCCCGCTCCGCAGCCTGCCGTTTTCGTCGTAGCTTCTGGCGCTCTCCATATTGATGCTACGCAAGAGTGCGGCAACGGGCATCCGCAGGCTATCCGGGATGTGTTGCTTATCCGTTGGGCGGAGCAACTTCCGAGAGAGCGTTTCGGTGTGCCGCGAGATCTTGGCTCGGATCTCTCTGGCCTTTCGCCTTTCCGCTCCGGCCTTCGTTCGCTCGGCATAAGCTGTGCGCATCTGCTTGATCTTCTCGTCGCGACTAGCCCGCGTCTTGCTGAGCAGATCCTTCAGGTGTGCGATCTCCTGCTCCTTCCGGTCTGCGTAGGTAGGTCTTGTCTGCCGGACATCGTCGCTGATCATGCCCTCAATCAGCGCATTGCCAAGTGCCGTCACCGCAATGTCGCGGTACTCATCATAAGGATTTGACCAAATGTTGTCGATATCCTCCAGCACCTCGCCCATGCGCGTAAGCTGATCCGCCGGATGCACGATGTTCTCCGGGAAATAGCCACCGCCAAACAGCTCTGTCAGCTCGTGATATGCCACGTCAACAGGGAGGCCCCCGTCCTTTGCAAACTTAATGTCACGGTGTGCCTTCTTCCATTCGGAAAAATCCGGGATGGATCCGTCATCCGTGTACGCCAGCTTGACGGACTTGAGGTGTTTTTGGATCTCCAGCAAGTCCTCGCCGCCCTCCTCAAGCACACGGGAATTCTGGATGATCTTTTCTGCCACATACTCTGCATAAGCGTGGAGCTCTGTGTCAGGGACATCCTGCGATAGCAGCGCCTTGCCGAGGTTCTCCATGTCCGTCTTGATCTCGCTGTATTTCGTCGAACTGTCGAAGTCGTTGATAAGCCGATTGCAGAGTTTCTTCAGATCTCCCTCGCGGAAACTCGGCATAGAAGGCTTGGTTTCCGCTTTCCAGCGTGCCACCTGACGCTCAAGCGATTTCACGCGCGCTTTGAGCCGATCGCGTTCCTTCTTGATGTCGCGCATTTCCGACTCGATCTGCGTCTGAGACTTGAGCTGGAGCCTGTTCTCCTTCGGCTGAGCCGCAATCATCTCATTCCCAAGGGTCGCCATGGCCTTCTTCTGCGCTTCCGTGGCCTTCAGATATTTGATTCGCTGGGGGATGGTGTCCCAGTTGTCCGTTACATACTTGAGCGCCCTCTCCTCGCGAGAGCTGTCATAATCCTCGACATACCGGTCAACGATCCCACGGATTGTATCAAAGTCAAACTCCGGCGTAACCGGCTTCTGCCGGATCAGTTTGCCGGTCTCCTGATTGATCATCTTTCGGTCGATCAGGAGTTTCCAGTAGTTTGGCTCGTCTGTAAACGCCTCAAACTTCGGGCGCAATCCGCGCTCCTTGCAGATCTCCAAATACCGCGCAGCGCTTGCCCGCATGGCCTCGATGCCGCTCATGCCGGTGTCGTACCCGACGAACCAGTCCGAAAACGCCGGTGTGACTTGCCATGTCTCGCTTCCGTCGCTTGTTGCTCCCTTGAGTTTTTTCTCGTTCTGGGTGAGCGTGTAATCTTTCCACCCGTGGATCTGCGCCATGCGCCGCAGATCTTTGTTCAGGCTGCTGGTGTGATAGGGGATGATATAATCGACATCTTCGCTGCGCATCAGCGCCCGGATATGCTTGTCGCTCACGCCGATGCACTGCAGCCCCGCCGTATCTGGGAACTCCTCACGCAGTGCCTTTGCCTCCTCAATGTTGATGCTCTCGGTGTCGCTGAAGCTCAGGCTGCCGTCGGGGTTCAGGCCCGTCTGCGTACCGGCCACGCCAGAGAGGTTAAACATCATGCCAGTCTTGCCGAGCACGCGTACCTCGTCCGGATATTTTGTGTACCCGTGCATCTTCGCCCCGCGCACGCTATTGTCGATCACCGCTGTGATATAGTCCAGTAAGTGCTGGATGCGCCAATCGCTCCACGAGGAGAACCGCATGCCATTCTCTCGGTTCATGTTCGCGAGGAACCGATCCGTCACGACCTTGCCATGCCCGATTTTGCGGCGGCTGTCCCCGTAATAATATGCCTCATCCGTCTCAAGAGGCTTGCTGTGCGTCGCCTTTGTCATCATCCCGATGTAGGCCGCATATCCGTCCGGCAAATCCTCGCTGAATTGCGCAAGATTTGCGCTCGTCAAAAACGTCTCTGTGGGGAGACTTTCGACCTGATCAATAACTCGCTGTTCCGAATCCGTCGGCTGATACTCCGAGGCCATGCGGGGCCGGATCTTGTTCAGTTCGGTAACGTCCGAGTGCTTCATCTTGCTCTTGGGGGTGTCTCTGTCGTACCCTCTCGACTCCTTAAAATCCTCCTGAGCCTTTATAATGCTGTCCTCATACGCTTGGTTCTTCGCTGCGTAATACTTTCGCATCGCCCTGCCGCGATCGTCCAGCCACGTCTGCATCTGCTTGGGGGATTTAAGCCGCGCCGCCTCAACGTAACACATCGCGCACGCGACCTGAAGTCCCTTGTCTACTTTGCGGTACTCAATCAACATATCGCGTATGGCCATCTGCTCCTCAGCAGACATTGGCCGTCCCTCGCGCACCTGCAGGCTCTCGATGACGTACTGGGTCAACAGCCGCTTACTGCAAAGCGTCGAAAAGTCCATTGAAATCTTGTAGAGAGGGTCGCTGTTCTGCTTATAAGGGGAAAAACGCCGGTCATCTCGTCCGGTGGTCTCGTTCATGTCGAGGATGTCGCGGTGCGGCTCCATGTATCGGACAAGCTCCTCGATGTTCGTTTTCAGCTCGTCGACCTGCGCTTGCGTCCAGTTGCAGTAGGACTTCAGGTCTTTAAACATCTGCCCTTCGGCGATGTCACGCTTCATCGACTTCAGCGAGTAGCGCTCCCCGTCATCAGCGGTCACCACCGCGCTGTCTGTTAGAATCTCAGTAGAACGAACTGGCGTAGACTTTGGGGAAATGCTGGGCGGGATACTGGCAACATCACCGTTTTTAAGCGCCTCGTCTGTAACACGCAATGAGTAAACGGCATCATCGTAAGACACTCCAGCAGTCGGAGCATCATTTGTAACCAAAACTGCGTGTCCGACCGTCTCTGCCGCCTTGTCATACGCCGTCTGCCAAAGGGCTGCGATCTTCTGCAGCTCCGCGAAGTTTTTGCCGTAAGCCTCCTGCGCGGCTTTGTTGCGCTTGGATGCGACAAGGTTCTTGACCTTGGAGATAAATTCCTTCAAGCGGTCGAGTAGGGTCTTTGCCTCCGTGCGGTTCTGTCTGGCGAACCTCTCAAAGAGGTTAGCGTCGTCGATCATCTTCGCGGTAAAGTCCGCCGCGATCTCGTCCATGGCCTCTTCCTGCGTCAGCGTCACGCCAGCCTCGCGGCTTGCGTCGCGGTAGCGCTCTACCATATGCGCCGCCGTATCATCCCCCAGCTCGTTCGCGCGGTATGCCATCACCGCGTCGCGATACGCGTGGTATTCCGTGGGCGCGGCATCCTGCATCCGGTGCGTCACCTCATGCGCCGCGACAAAGGCGAGCGGGTTATCCGCGTCTGCCGCAAGCTGGATCGTGTTTGTTTTATTGACGTACTTGCCGTTCGCCGCGCCGCCCTGTACCTGTGGGACGATCTCAATCCTTACGCCCATGTCGCTTGCCAAAGCCCCCAGTACGCGTGCCGTTCCGGCGTCTTTGTTGGCAAGATTCCGGCTGTAATCGTTGTCAGCAAGCCCCGACTCATCGGAGCGCGTAACCAGTTTTACCCCGGCCTTTTCCCGCGCAAGGCTGCTCGCCGCGTCCGCAAGCCCCGCCTGATATGCCGCCGTCTGTACGGATGGGGGGATATACTTTGCCGCGTCGCTCTTCACGTCGGTCAGCGCTTTCCCGCTCAGCCCCGCCTGATACATCGAGGTAAAGCCCGTGCGGAGGCGCGGGTTGCTCCTCACGGCCTGATTCTGCTGCACCTGCGTCCACGCGGCGCTGCCGTTTTCACCGAGTCCGGTGTCGGAGCGGAAGCTCTGAAGCCCGTCCGCCGCGCCCTGATTCCACGCAGCGGTGCGCTGCGCGTCCGTCAGATCGTCCGCAAACGTCCCGCGTTTCTCGGTTACGACACCGGCGCGGCCATCCTCATACGCCTCCTGCATCCCAAGCAGATAACGGCTCACGTCGCCGCCAGCATAAGAATCGATAAAAACATTCGCCGCTCCGGCGTTTGCCGCGCGGTTGATCGCGCCCTCATAGAGATCCGCAGTGTTCCGATCCGCGAACGTTACCTTCTCAGGGGAAACAACCTCGCCGTTCTCCATCTCGATCTGCCCGTCCTTTACGACGGACTTGATCGCAGACTCACTGCCGCCGACCGTGGTTTTCCCGTCCTCCTGTGTTTGATACGTACCCTTTACGCCGGAGCGGTCTCTTACCATCTGCTGCGCCTGCTCATAGCGCTTGCTCTGCTTCTCGATCTGCTTGTTATAGACGCTGCCTGCGGCTTTCCCCGCCGCCATCTGTGCGCCGGAAAGAATGCCGCCGACGGCAAACCCTCCCGCAAACTCCTGTGCGGATGTCACGGGGTTAAAGATCGCGCGGTCATCCGAAAGCGACCCGATGGGATTGTCTGCGCCGTACACAACGTTCTGCATTGTGCGCCCGACGGGGCCTTGCCAGATTTCCTCCATGCCCTCCTCTGCGGCGCTGCGCAGGAGATTCTTTACGCTGAAGTTCTCCGGTACCTTCTGGATACCACCGCCGACTTCGATTATAGAGTTAAGAAGGCTGGTGGCGATGGCGTAGTTCATGGCTTCGCCCGTGCTTGCGCCATCAGAAAGGGCTTCCTGGTAATCCGCGCCGACCTCGGATGTAAATGCCATCCAGTAGTCCTTGGATCTTAGCGTGTCGCGAAACCCTTTCCCCAGAGCATTCAGCACACCGGAACTTTCCACGACGGACGCGCCCAGATTTGCAAGCGCCTCCGTTGATGTCGCTACGCCGTTGACGATAGGTGCCGCCGCAACTCCCGCAGTCGCCGCCATGGGGATCGCGCCGCCTACGCCATACGCGATATCGCCGCCATACGACGCAGCCTTTTTGGAGACCTTGCCGCCAAAAGTGTCATCCTTGATTTTGGCGACTTCAGCCTCTCGTTCCTGATCGAGATAGGCTTTCTCCTGCTCGATGCCGACGAGGCCATTCTCGCCGAGGAACTTCCAATCCGGTCGGCCGTGATACAGTGCATTGAAGAGGCCACTTCCCTTTGTGTTCGCACCCTTGAAGATCGTATCCACGGCAGAAGTCACAACATCCTCGGCCATGGCTCCCGTCTGTGCAAGGCTTGCAACGCCGGTCAGTAGCGTCTTTCCGAGGTTGCCGAAATACTTCCAGCCGTTAAACTTGCCCTTGCTCTCCTGCCGCTCCTTCGCCGGGTCAATTCTCTGCGAGGGAAGGCTGACGGTGGGCTGCGTCGCTTCGCGCTCTTTCCGCGCCTGAATCCGCTGAGACAAAAGCTCCTGCGCAAGAGCGGCCTGTCCGCTCATATTCTGCGTGCTGGTTTGCGTCGCCGCAGACTGCGGATCCTCGCGCTTCTTCTTACGCTGCTGCAGCAGCTCCACCGCCAGATCGTTGTTGGTCATAGTTGCCTCCCTCGCTCGCGTTACTTCTTCTTGTGAAACGTGATTGTCTTCTTGCTGTTGTCCCACGTTGCGGTCGCAGTTCCGTTCTGGAGCATCTTAATCAGCTCAGTTTCACCGTATCGGCTTCCGCCCTCAAGCTTGATCCATCCGTTACCGGATCGATTTGTGATGGTATACTCGTTGATCGGCCTATAGCCGCTCTCATATGCCGCCTGAGTCTGCGCGCCCCAAATGCCGTCCTGCGTAAGCCCAGCCGCCATCTGGATCTGCTTGATCTGATCGGACGAGTACCCGTGGGTGTCGTAGCTCTTGCTGGATCTGCGAGAGCTGGACGAACCACTGCGGCTCGAACTGCTTGCCGCCGCCCTCTGCGCCGCAAGCTGAGCCTGCTCCATCGCCATCTGCTGGTTAAACTGCCTGACGTTCTCGTCATACTGTTTTTGCCACTGCGCGTCTGAGACCTGATCCCTGTAGTCCTGATAGGCGTAGCTTTTTGCGTCGCCGTATCGGCTGTAATCAAGCTGCCGCTCGGCATCGTACCGATTCGCGGCGTAATCGCGCTGGTTTTGCCAGTCGCTCGTCTTATCCCGATGCTCTCCGTACTCCTGCGAGTACCTGTCCGCAAGGAGGGAGTACTGCGTCTTGAGATCGTCGCCCTCCGCGTTATAACGATCCAGCGCCATCTGATACAGCTCCGGCACAACGTCGTTAAGACTCTGCAGATACGCGTTATACTGCTGCTGCCCGGCGCTTTGGCTGTATGTCGAGCCATACCCGCCGGTAAGCGCCGCCGCCTGTCCCATCGTATCCTGCATGGCTTGCTTGCCCTGCTGGACGTATCGATCCTTGTACTGCTGATAGAGCGCGTCGCCGTTCAGGTCGTACTTAAATTTTTCGCGGTTCTGCAGCTTGCTGAGCGCGTCCTGCATCTGCTGGCCATACGTCCCGCCGTCCCACTCGCCCGGCTTCCGTGCGTCCGTCTGCTGGAGCTGATTGTACAGATCCCTGACGCGCTCGCTCTCCTCATAGTCTTTGTAGCTAAACGCCACCCGTGTCTCCCTCCTTTCCGGTTCTCCGGATTACTTCTTGAGCAGTGCTCCCCATGTATCGGGGCCGCAGATGCCGTCCGCCGTCAGGCCGTTTGCGTGCTGGCAAGCCTTAATCGCCGCGACGGTTGCCGCGCCGCAGATACCGTCCGCGCCGTAGCTGCCGCACTTATAGCCCTGCGCGATGAGCGCACCCTGCATGCTGCGCACCGCGTTGCCACGGTCGCCGTTGCCGATCATCTGAGTTGCTACCATGATAATATCCTCCTCGGTATTAGTGTTGTCGTTGTCCGTCGCACAAATCGAATCGAACGGGAAATACTGGCCGGGGCAGCTCGTCCCCGCCACTGCAACGTCGCGGTGGCCAACCACACGATCCACGCCCAGCTTAGCCTTGAGATACTGCACCAGCTCACGCCCGGCCTGCAGCTGCGCGGCGGGCATCTCCGTCTCAGCCTGGTAATCGCCCTCGAAACACACGCCGACAGATCGCCAGTTGCAGCTTTCGGCGTGCGCGCCGACTGCCCAGAGCGGACGGCCACGCGTGACGCTGCCGTCCTTGCCGACAAAAAAGTGGTAGCCGATGCCAGCCCATCCCCGGTTAAGATGCCAGTTGTGTACATCCGCTGCCGTACAAGATTTGGCCGCAGCGTGGTGCAGAATGATCAGGTTCGTGACCTGACGGGCAGACAGTTCGTGCGCCCAGTTGTAGGTTTTTTCGATGATGTTCATCTTACTCCTCCTTGCTCAGCTGCTTAACCGCCTGATTAATACCCGTAGCAGCCAGACCGGACACAACGCCCACAGCAGCGGCCGTGATCGGATCCGTCGCGGGGAAATCCGGGATGGGCGCGCAGTACAGGCTCAGCAGGCCCAGCCCCGCGCCGACCAGCCCACAGATGACGGGGATAGCCTTGTCCGGGATGGCGGGCCAAAGTTTGACCAGCGCGCCGATGATGTAGGCGATGACCGTAATGGCCGCCACGCTTGCGATACCGATGTTTTCCATATTTTTCTCCTTCCTGTGCCCGATTAGGGCACCATAAAATTACTGTTTCTCTTCAAGATCTGCGATACGGTGGTTAATCTCCTTGATCTGCTCCTCCACGACCGGCATACGACGCGCAAAATTGTTGTGCTCGCGCACCTCGCGCGTCAGCTCGTCGATCTTGGTCTCTGTCACTGCCTGTGTCTTGCGGTTGCTGGCCAGCACGCCAAACAGGCTTAACGCGCCGGTTATCAGTGCTGCGATGATGGATTCTGTCATAATGTCGTCTCCTCTCTTCTGCGAATTGCGCGTGTAAATTAAGCCCGTCAGGGCGTTGGGCGTGTGGTTACAGGGGATTAAGGCAATAGCATTTGCCAGTTGATACAATCGACAGCATCATAGTCCCATATGGTATTTCGGCATCCGTAATCGCTATCCCGGTTTTGCAAGATAAGATATCATAGTACGTTTTATTATCATGCGTGTATCGTTTCGCGCTTAATTTGGTGCCACCGCCTGACGGGGACACAAATATAGCCTTAGCATCCGGGATATTCATAAACATCAACGCAGAGTCCCTGTAGTTACACCAAAACGCCACCACTTGGTCTGCAACGTGTTTTGCGGCGGCAACATCAGTCTTGAGCGCGGTATACCCGGGGAGGTATTCCTCAGCAATTTGATGGTAGGTTGTTTTAGCTCCGATAAACTCAATGTCCTCGGGGGATATGGTGCTCGGCGAAATGCTGACACGGTCATACTGTTTCAAAAATGTTACTTCGTAATCCCCGATCTGATACCCAATTATAAGTTCGGTCGAGTAAGATAAAGGTTGCACATTCTCATACACTTGCCCGCCGATACGTACTTTCTGGATAACTCTATCAGGGCGATCTGATGCCGTGATAGACCAACCGGACATTCCGGTTCCAACTACGTCCTCGCCTGTTTCAGCCCAATGCGTCCTGTTCCGCACATAGTCCTTCGCGGTCGGGTCGTTCTGGTTCCAGTCGGGCGTCTCCAACTGCGCCATGCGCGCCATGAGTTGGTCGTACACATCTGGCGTGGGATCGGCAGGCGCGCCAGCCGCAGACCGGACGGACGGCAGCGCGCGCAGGATTGCCACGCGCGACGTGCGGATGTCGCCCGCAAACAAGCCGATCTGCACCACTCCCGGCACGGTGCAAACGGGCAGTTTGACTTCCGCGCCGCTAAACACCGTATCCTTGAACGTGCCGTCCATGTAGATCGTTCGCATGGTTTTGGTGTCGTAGGCGGCCCACTCCTCGTCCAGCGTCCAATGCACTGTGTAGTCGCTGTTGTCGCATACGATGGATTGCGTATCAGACACCGCGACCTTGTGCGCCACTGTGATATTAATATCAGGCATATTGTTCCATCCTCATGCTGTGCGCTTCCATGTGTACACAGCCAAATACGGCGGCATGTTGTTGTGCGCCTTGCCCCCGCAGTTGCTGCTTTGTGGCCCCGTGTACTGGTTCTGCTGTCCGTTGGCATCGTACAGCCGGATCGCGTCCGTACCAATGACAGTGCTCTGGCCAGTGTACTGATAGCTCATCTTGATCTCAGGGATTTCGTCAGCTGTCAGCGTTACCTCGGATTCACCGCCGGTCGTACCGGGGCGATAGATTGTGCCAGCCGCCAGCAGAAACACGTTAGTAATGGCTTCCCACGTTCCCCCGAATAAATCAGCCGGATCGGTCGATTTTGTGGACTGATAGATGCTTCCTACCGGATAGATCCAGTCGAGCAGCATCCGTCCGCCCACACGCAGCGAAGCCGCCTGCACCTCTCCCTGAAATTCCGCGCCCCACGCGCACTCAAGCCCGGCCTTTTCGCTGTACTTGCCAAAGGCCACTCCGTTGCCGCCCTCGCGCATATGCATCGTAACAGCCTGCGTCGGGATAACCGCCGTTACGCTGGCGACGTTGCCGAGTTTGTCGACTACATCGATTTTGCCCTCATAGCTGGCCGTCGTAAGGATGTCCACACTACCGGTGACGAGCGCCGCCTTGCCGCTTGCCATCGCAAGCCCCGCGCTCCATGAGCCTCCCACGGCTCTCCAATAGCCTTTGAGCGTGTAGGTGTTCTCCCCGCCGCAGTCGGAGTGCTTGACCGTGGCCACGCCCGCGATGTGCATCCCCGTGTCCGCCGGGAGCATTGCGTCATCCGATCGGTAGATCTGTACGCCCGTCAGCGTCGGAGCGGCGTAGGAGTAGAGGTTGACCGTCAGCGTTTGCTCGGCATACATCCCGCGCGAATCCGTCACGCGGCAGATGATCTGTGCGCTTTCCCCAAACAGCACCCCCGTCTTATACGGCGTACTCTCCGCGCTCACGCCGCCGCAGGTGATCCTGTATCCGGCGATGCTTGCCCCGTACTTGGTCGATATCTTGTCCGCTGCAAATGCGATCTGCGCCCGCGAGAATCCGCTGATAAACCCCTTAAGGCTTGCGGCCTTGCCGCCGCTGTTGTCTGCCGCCGCCACTGCCCAGCCGGAGGCCACCGTGGGCGCCGCATCCGCCGGAACGCGCAGCGTGAAGCTTACGCTCTGCTCGTCGCCGATCTGCTCCGTCAGGCTGCTGTCGCTCCATGTCTTGAGGTAAACCGTACACGTCCCGCTTGCGGCGTTTGGGATCCTGCTTGCAAGCGCCTTGCGCGGGGTCAGCGCAAACCAGTTGTACGCCGTCTCCCCGTCGAAGTCCCCCGCGTAGCCGTCTCCCGCGAACGCATAGCGCACCGTGTGGACAAATCCGGTCTTTTTGCTGTTGGTGTAGATGATGATCTCCTCGCCCATGGCGATGGAACTCTTGTTGAGCGTCGGCACGCTGGCGCGCGGGATCGTGTCGAGCGTCACCGTCGCCGAAATCGAGGTCGATGAGAGCGTCGTGCCGCTGATCCGTCCATCTGCCGAAATCGTCACGTCCCGACTGCCGTCCGCATTGTGGTACACCCGCACCGTCGCAGAGACCGCCATCGTGTCGGAATTATAGGAGATCTCGATGTGACGGCTCCCCGCCATGCGCTGTCCGTCGATCGTAATACCGCCCGACCACGTGCCGCTCGTCGTATAGCCGCTGTTGCTGCGGCTGTAGTACAGCGTCGCGGTTACGTCGCTGTAGTTGCCGTCCTGCGACTGTGCCGCCGACCAGTAGATGTCCGGCCTGATATACTGGTTGCCGGTCGATCCGGAAAAATTGCCGGAGAGCGCCATGTTAACCTCCGATCCAGCGGAACGTAATCCCGCTTGTAAAATTTACATCCCACTTGCCTGCGCCGGTGATCCGCTCCAGTTCAACGTGCGTGACGTGCAGTGCGCCGTTGGAGAAATACGCGATCTCCGTACCCTCGACGTAAAACGACAGCTTTTTGCTCGTCCAGACCGACATATTGTGGCTGGTGTCGATCACGTCGTACGTTTTGCCGTCCACGCTCTGCGTGCCGGTTGTCTGGATGTTTTGCCCAATGGCGATGCCGATGACCGGGACGGTATCCTCATAGCCGACGATGCCCTGCCGGATGTATCCGGTGGTCTCCGTCCTGTATGCCAGCAAGCCCTCAATGTCTCCGGCCTGTCCGTCGATCCGTCCCTCTAACTCGCTAACGTACTGAATGCTCTGCGTCACGTCCTCTGCTGTTGCCGTAAACTTTGCGTCGACTTGCTCCTTGTACTGGCCAAACTCGCTTTTGGCGAGGTAGCTGCTCTGCAGCTCGGCCTCGACGCGCTGCACCTCGCTGCGCACGGTATCTGCCGTCTTGATGATCAGGCTTTTGAGGGCGTTGGCACTCGCTCCGATCTCCTGCCGTGTCTGATCCTGTGCCGCCTTTTGCGCTCCGGATCCCAAAGCGGTCTTTGCCGCATCCGTCAGACTGTCTGCCTCGATCGCGTTGAGAGACTCGTTAAGCTGCCTAGACAGCGCATAAAGATATCGCCGCACGCTGAGCAGCTGCTCGGTCTGCCCGCCTTGAATCGTCGGCGGGGTCGGGATAACTACCATCCGAGATCACTCCCCAGCTCAAGAATTTTCGCGATGGAAAACACCCTCACGACGCCCTTGCCGGAGAGCTTGAGCCGCATATGGTCGCACCGCCGGGGGATCACGGGAACCGTGAACGTCCCATGGCCCTTTCGCCGCACTGTCCCCGCCTCGCGCCAAATGCCGTCGGAGTCGTACATGCAGTATAGCCGCAGCTCCCCGCCCTGCTCAATTTGGAGTCGGATGTTATAGCGGCTCAGGTATTTTTTGTCGGGGTAGTCGTACCCGATCACGCCCGTCTCCGCAGACCACTCGGGAACGTCCTCCGGCGTGCCCTGCGTGCCGTTGACGCACATCATCCACTTGGTGTCCGCATCGATGTAAAACAGGTCATCGTCCATCCGTGCGAATACAAGCGCGTGTGTATTGTCCTCCCGATGCCACATTGCCCGGGTTGCGTCGTACACAAAGAGATGCCATGCCGAGCCATCGTACATGCTGATGTAATACTTGCCGCCCACGCACCCCGCAGTCGCCTTGCTGTATAGCACATCGCCAAACGCCGCCCCAATCGACGTGGGGAAACTCCCGTCGTACGCGCATACATCCGTGCGGGACTTGTAAAGAAGCATCTCGTTGACTACGCACAGGCTGCGCCAGCTGCCGTTTTGCACGCCTCGCGCCGCCGTCTCAACGACCTGATGCCCACCGGAGGATGCGACGGAAATCCGGTGGATCACGTCCTCTTTAAAAAACGTAGGATATCCTTGGTAGTTGATCGCGCCCGTCCACGCGCCGTCCGACCCAACAGATGCCGCCCAAGCGTCCGTCGACACGCCGGCATAGACTCGCCAGTTCTTAAAATCGCCGAGCTTGCAGCAGTACAGTTCGTTGACGGTCTTGCCGTCCACCATGCCGTACTTGCATCCCCAGATGCGGTTTTGCGCCTCGCAGACATAGTCCATGTCCGGCACACTGCGTGCCGCCTTAACCGTGCCGCTCTCCTGCGTGTAGGTCAGGTCGATCAGCCCGATGACCACGATCCAGTCATCGCCCTTGCTCTGCACGACCTTTGTGCCGTTGAGATCCTCATACTGCGCCTTGACGGCCTCGCTGTCTCCCCCGTAGGCGATGCCGCTGATCTCCAGCCCGTCGCCTTCGGCAAAGGCCTTGCCGATCCCGTCTGCCGAGATCTTGGTGTAGACCGTCGCGATACCCATCCACATGCTCTGCGACGCGGAGTACGTCATCAGCTGGTGTGGGGTCTGCGTCGTATCGATCCAATACTCGCCGCCTGTCGGATTCTCCGGCTGCGTAAGCGGGATATCTCCCATCGCTTTGCCGTCCATTGTGCTCAGCGAGTACACCACGTTGCCGGTGCTCTCCCACGACGCCTCAAGGCTCCCGCAGTCCGTCACGTCCTTGGTGTTGAGATACACCTTGTCCGGCCAGATCACAAGGTATGCCCCCATGCTGACCATCTGCTTGTCGCCGTCGCTCAGCGTCAGCCCGGTGATCTCCTTGCCGTTGTAGTACAGCTTGCCCCCGTCGACCACGGCCATCGCGTCCTTTGCCAGCATCCCGCCCGGAGCGGTCAGCTGCTGCACCTTGCCGCGTGCGGGTCTGCTCATCAGGAGCGGATACCCGCTCGACGTGAGGTTTGTCATGTCGTAAAACTCGCCGTCGCTGATCCTGCGGTTGTGGTTGTACCCTCCAAACACGGACAGCATCTCGCGGCTCTGGCTCGTCTCGGTGAGCGTCGGATTATACATACGCCCTCCTTACCAAAACCGCACGGACGCGCTTACCGGCGTGTGCGTCCGGTTGTACCAGCGGCTGTACTCGTTGTACGCCGCCGTAAAGAGCGCGATGGAGTTGTTGTACTTGCCGATCTCCCCGTTGACGAGGTCGATCTGTGCCTCGACGTACAGGGGATAGAGCCGGTCATACGGAGCGTCCGCGAGCAGCTCTGTGCGCTGATCCGTGCCGCCGTTGATCGTCGGGATCTCCGCATTCTCGCCGCCGACGTGCGTGCGGATGATTTCATGCGTGATGATACCCTCCAGCTCCTGCAGCCACGCCAGCTTCTGCGCATCATCGATCACGTTCGGCTTGCACGCATCGACCGTACTCAGCACTCGCTCAATTGTCATCGCGCGTCCCTCCTTCACAAAAAATGGGGGTCGCGCAGACCCCCATTACATCTCGCCGCCCGTCTCAGCGGCTTTCGCGGCCTGCTGCTGATAGCGGTATGCCTCTCGCTTCTGGTTTTCGCTCAGTTTCAGCACCTCTGCCACGCACTCCGGCACTTCGACTTCCTCGCCGCGCCGAATCAGCCACGATCTGCCGTTGATGCCGACATACTGCTCCATATCATGCTCGTTGATGATCGGGAGCGTCACGCGCACCATCTTCTCGCCCGTTTTGGGCTTTTTGGTAGTTTCAGCCATTTTTCGTCTCCTGTTCTGCGGGGGAGGGGTTGCCTCCCCCGCCGTTACTCAGTTTGCCTCGACCGACGCGCTCCACGCATCGGACACGCTCTCCACGCGCACAATATTCTGCTCGAGCAGGATTTTGGCCGTGCGGATACCCTTCCAGCCGACGGTAGAGCGCTGATCCAGCGGGTCAGCCGTACCGGCGCTGCCCTTGCCCTTGACGATGGTCTGCAGGCCGCCGCCGGTGACCTCGGTGACGCCATAGGCGTTTTTGCCAAGGATCAGCGTGCCAAACACGCCGTAGTGGTTGTCGGTACTGCCGATCTTGGGGCAGGAGGAATCCTTCCAGACCTTCGCCTCGGTCGACTCGACAAACCGCACGCCCGCAATCTCGCCCAGCTCTCCCGTGTACAGGTTGGTAGGATTGGCATACTTGTGCGCGTCGACCCACTCCGGGTCGCGCATCAGATCGTACGCGACGTACGGGTGGATGATACCGACGTACTTGCCGTTGATGGTCGGCACGTTTTTGCTCTTCAGCGTCGCCACGGCGCGCTGAATGGCCTTGACGGTCAGCTGGGACGTGTTGTCCAGCCCGGCGCGGGTGGTAACAGCCGTCTCCACGCCGGAGGCAACCTTGGGGCAAAACAGCACGTTGGTGCCGCCCTGCAGGACGTTGCGCACGATGGTATCCATCGTAATGCCCGCCTGATCGCCAAGCAGCTGCGCGGCCTCGACAGCCACATTGTCGATGGCGGTAAGATCAAGCACGTCGGTAATGCGGACAAAATAGCCGTACTGGTTAACGGTCGCCGTCAGGCTCGTCACGTCCAGTGCGCCGCCGCTGGGGGTCACGCCCTCGGTCAGCGCGGTCAGCGCCTTGGGCAGCTGGTTAAACTTGCGGAACTCGATCGTTTTGCCGTTGCCGCGCGGAATATCGCGCTTCTGTCCAAACTGATCGTGGACAAGGTGCGGGCCAGCTTCGCGCAGCAGCACCTTGTCGTAAAAGGTCTTCATCTCGGCGGACAGGTTGTTGCCGGTTGCCGCCGAGGTCGTCGCATTGGTCACATCTGCAAACAGCTGCAGATTGATGTATCTCAGGTCAGTCATATTTCTCCCTTCCGGAGGGGTTAAAACCTGATCTTTTCGCCCCTCCTTGCTCGTCTGATAATCTCGTCCATATCAGCGTCGGAGAGCTGCGACACGTCGCTCTTGACGGTGATCGGGGGCTTCGCGCCGCTCTCTGTCGGACGCTTGCCCTGTGACTGGATCTTGTTGGCGATTTTGCGCTCGGTCTCCTGCGCCGTAAACTGCATGGCCTGTGGGATAAGCTGATCATGGTACAGCCCCCAGTAAGCGCCCTCGACGCTTGCCCCGTTCATCAGCGCGTTAAAAAACTGCGGATTCTGCAGCTCCTGCTGGAGATCCAGCTGCGGGTACTTTGCCGCGATCTCATCGGCTTCCCGCATCCACTTGGAGATGTTTTCATCCATCTTTCGGCGGTTCTCCTGCTCCGCAAGCTGTTCGCGCAGCTGGGCATTTTCCCGCTCGGCCTTGCGCATCGTCTTGACCTGCTCAACGCCGATGCCGAGCCGCTCAGCTTCCTGCTCGTAAAAGGCGTCATCCTCGGCTACCGCCTTTGTCAGCCCCTCCACGTCCGCAACATCGACGTGATACCGGTCCGACAGCATCTGCAGCAGCGGCTGTGCCGCCCTGTATTTGTCCGCCGTCTCCCGCGTACCCTTTGTGCGCCGCTGAATCGTATCCTGCATCCGCTTGTTGTACACGTCCCGGTACTCGCCCTTGATAAGCGCGTCAAACTCCTTGCCAAGATCCCTCGGTTTGTCCTCGGCATGATCCTCGGCGGCAGGATCTGTCTGCTGATCGGCCTGCAGTCCGTAGGCCACCTTGCTCAGATCGCCCGTCTCTGCCGCCGCGCCCGTGCCCCCCTCTGCGGGAGCTGCCGCCGTGCCGCCCTCTGCAAAAAGCTGGAGGGTAAGCGGCCTTGCCATAATGTCCATAGCGTACTCCTGCCCGTATGGTGGGCGATCCCGTAATCTGCCCGTGAGGTGGGCGATCCCTTGTTATCGGGGATACTCCCCGCTATCAACTCTGATGCAGTCCGGGTGCTCCCTTTGCAGGAGCAATAGCCCTGCCTCAACTGTGCCCCAGATTGCCCGCGCCTCGCGTTCCGCTGCCCCGCGCGGCCTGATCGCAATCGACGCGTGCCCGTCGGCCAAGTCCACGCGCGGCTTTGCCCGAAGCTTGCCGTCTGCGCTTAGCTTGCCCGCCTGTGCCGCCAGCGTATAGCACAGGATGCTTGCCGCCGCGCATACCAGATCATGCCCCGCCGGAGCGCTGCCGGCATGGCCGTCCATCTCCAGCGTCAGCAGTCCCGCGCGGTCTCCCAGCCGCGCCGTAATCATCGCGGTGCGGCTCTGTCAGCCGCTTCCTGCCGCGCATTTCGCGTCGTGCTGCTCTCGCCGCCGTCTGCGGCGGCCTGATCCACCTTGCCCGGTGCCGCCTGTGCGCCGCCCTGCATCCCCGCCAGCATCTGCTGCGAGTAATTTGTCCCGCCGAGCGTATCCGCAAGCTGCGCCATCGCCACGGCCTGCTGCTGCGCCGCCATAAGCTGCTGGTACAGTGTGCCGTTTGCGGCGATCCGCTGCATGATCTCGTCTTTGCGATCAAAATCCATCATCTCCAGGCACGCGAGCGCCTGATCCGAGAGCTGCGGATTGAAAAATCCAGCGCCAAAAAACTGCAGTGCCAGTTCGTTTTGGCTCATCCGGCTGTAGGGGCTGGCCTTTTCCGCCGAGATGTCGATGTCAAACAGCGGCACGCGCGTCCCCATGTCGATCCCGAAATCCATGCCCTGTACTTGCGGCTGCAGTCCGGCATTAGTATAGCTGATAAAACGCTGTACGCCATTCTGCCCGATAATACGGAACTGCCGCGGCAAATCGTAAAACTGCCGAATCAGCTCGACGACAAGTAGAACCACCTCGCGGAATGCGCGGTATGCCGCCTTGTTGCTGTCGCGCGATAGCTTGCTCCCCGCCTCCTGCATCGCCGCAATCGCCGACGCAGCCGTAACGCCGGAGGCCGTGCCGCCCGTAGATACGTCGCGGTTGCCGGTGGTTTCCTTCAGCTCGTCGACCTTGTGCTCCAGTACTGACAGGTAAATGGCGCTTAGGCCGTATCCGGTCACCGGGGCGATGGAGTCCGTCCCCAGATTGCCGTCCGTGTGAACAAACGGCTTCGTCCAGTCGGCGTATTCCTCTTCGTTCACCGCGCCGTCTGCGCGGACGAAAAACCGAGGGGCCGCGTTGGATAACATATTGCGCATGATCGCCTGCTCCCCGCGATCGATGTACTCCTGCGCCCCCTTGCCTACGTCCACATAGCCAAAGCCGCACGGCGTCCCCTTGCATCGGTACAGCGGGTCAAGCACAAATGGGTACTTCCCGTGATCGTACCAGCCGCGATCTGCCATGCTACGCCCTGTCGCATCCGGCTCCCGCTCATTTTCCGTTGCATAGAGGACCGTGTCCCCCACGAACTTGCAGTAGTGCAGGATCATCTGCCCGTCGACGGAGCGTTTGTAATACCAGTCCACCACCACGCTTTTGTCGCTGGTGTCGACGGCATCATCGTAGCAGTACTTGCTGACGTCGATATTGCTGCCGCCCAGATGCCCGTCCAACTGCGGGTACATCCTGACAAGCGCGTCGTTATCCATCAGGCTAAGGTGATACACGTTGGGGGAGTCCTGGATGTCCGTCACGCCCGGCTCCCAGAACAGGTTGAGGACATCCACCGTCTCGATGGCGATGTCCCCCAGCCCGCCCAGCTTGTGCGCGTCCCAGAACACACCGTATATGCCCGTGCCGCCGATCAGCTTGTCCCACGCCTCGTCGGAATAAACCTGCTCAAAGCCCTCCTGCGCCAGCACCACCGGGACAATATCGCTCAGCCGCTCGGCCTCCTCCACGTCCCCCTGCTCCCGCGGGAGGATGTTCGGCGCGGGGTAGTTGTCCATCGCGTCCGCGTGCTTGTTGGCGATCGCATTAAGCAGCCACGCCGAGACCGGCTCCACGTCCTGCTTGCGCCCCCGCATACACTCCCAGTGCCGGAGGCGATACCACTCCTCGTCGTCAATCACGCGCCGCTCGAGGTTGGCTTTGCCCTGCTTGTAGCGGTTCAGCGTGTCCACGGCCTCGCAAATCTGCTCCGCACCCACCACCGTCTCCACGACATCAGCCGCCTTGATCGCAGCCTCGGAGCCGATCTGCTCCACGCCGCCGTTATCAATCGCCATCGGTTACCTCCTTGATCGTCATCGGCGCCAAATCCGGCGCGGGGAGGATGTCCTCGCGCGGGATATCGAGCGCCGTGTACAGCGGGCTATCCAGATACGGATCCCGCCCATGCTTAACGCGGGGCTTGATCGGCCTCGCCATGCACAGATACCGCATCTCATCGGCGACGTGATCTTCGCCGGTCGTGTCCAGATCCTCGACGTGGTGATCGTCGTACTGCAGCAGCGGGATCGTGCGGATCGCCGCGCGGCAGTTGGAAAAGATGTACATCTGCGCCCGCCCGGCTTCGTCAAATGCCATCCGGTAATGCATCTGCATCCAGCCCGGTATGCGGCGGTTGTCCCCGCGCGAAAAGTACACGCCGTGCCGCGCGGCAGTCTCCTGGATGCTCTCCCCGCGCTCCGCGTCCCAGATGGCCGGATCGGCAACGCCCGTGATCATCTTGCCCTTCAGCCACCTGTGCTCCGTCTCGATCCGGTGAATCTCCGCGAACACCTTGTCCGGCGGCCACTTAAGTCCGGTGTTCGCCTCCCGCGTACACCCATACAGCTCCAGAATCCGGTAGAGGCATCCGTCGTAGTCGACCGCCCACCACCCGCATGAGAAGGGCTTGGCATAGCCCCAGTCAAACGACCGATAGATCCGCCAGTCCGGCGGGATCTCAAACGGCGCGATGACGTGCGTATAGCGCCGATCATCATAATGTGCCGGCGCGTCCGCGAACTCTTCGAAAAACTGGCCCCAGAACACATCCCAATCCCCGTTCAGCCATGCCCGGCGCAGACGCTCCGGCAGCGCCTCCAGCTGCTGGATGTACTCCGGGTCCCGCCGCATCAGCGCGGTGTTGTCCGTCACCAGCGACTTGATAAACGCGTAATCGTCAGAGTTTTCCCCCGGCAAGAAGTGCCTGTCCACAAATAGCCGCTTGATGTACTGGTGGCCTTGCCCGCCGGGGTTGCAGGTGTAGTACACCCGCTTCGGAAAGGCGTTCACACCGCGAAGACATGCCGTGATGGTGGTCATTTGATACTCGCTTAGCTGCGTCGCCTCGTCCAAAAAAATCACGTCATATTCCACGCCCTGCAGCCGGTCCAGATCCCCGTCCTTGGCGCAGTAGGCGAAGGAAATGGAACTGCCGCCCGGCATCATCAGGATCTTGTCCTTATCGTTATATCGCGCAACACCGGCCAGTTCCTGCCGCAGCTGCCGGATGTGGTTGTTAATCAGTTCCGGGTACGTCCGCCGGACGATCAAACATCGTATGCCGGGATACCGCAGGCACAGCAGCTTGGCCTTGGTGCGCACCGCCCAGCTTTTGCCGCCGCCGCGCGCCCCGCCGAATGCGATGTACTTGTGCCGATCGCGCAAAAACAGCTCCTGCCGCGCGTTGGGCTTGTCGATGTGGATCGTGATCATCCGCTGTAATCCTCCGCGTCCCCGAGATCCACCTGTACCCCGCTTTGCGTCTGCCGGTCGCGGACCATCGTCCACTTGTCGATCAGCGTGCCGATCGCCGTGGTGATCTGCGCCGGGTTGGCCGCTGCCAGCTTATCTTCATCGGCCAGCGCCGTAAGCCCCTTGCCGATGATATCGCAGACAAGATCGGACTGCTGCCCCATGTACGCCAACACGTCCTGCGTATCCTGTTCTTTTTTTTGTGCGCAAAGCCGCGCGATCTCCGGCTCCGCCGCCACGATCCGCTTAACGCTGTTGGGTGCCACGCCGTTGATCCGCGCCGCTGCCGCGTATGATCCCAGCGCCACATAGTCGGCCACGATTTTTTTGCGCTTGCGCGGATTAATCACCTCGGCCACGGCGTATCCCCCCCCATCGTGTGTCTGTTGTATTGATCTGCCTGCTCCCGCCCTTGCATATCGGCAGATAGTCCCCAGCCGTCACCGGCTACATCCTGCCGCGCTTACGGGGCGGCTCCCGCTTTGGCAGACGCTGCTAAACACCTGCCCGTCATCCATGATTGGGGGATGATCAGCCCATCCTAGCGCGGCCCCGCGGAGTTGCACCGCGTATATACTCTTGGCCGCATAGCCCCCTTGCGGGGGCAACAAAAAGGAGAGTGTGTAGCCCCAAGCCATAACCCACGCATCTATTATATCCCTGATTTTTGCCAATGTCCCACGCCAAGCCCCGTCAAAACACGCAATTCCTAATGCAAATCTTTGTGCAGTATGCCTATTGCTGTATGTTAAACATTGTTGTACAATATAGGCAAGATCAAACGATAGACGCCCACCCATCGGACAGGCCTTTGGCCGGAAAGGATTGAAAATCGTGAAGTATGAAGTTTGCCTGAGCAACGATAGCTGCATCTTTGACAGCGAAATCGGATTTGACACGATCGCGGAGGCGATCGTGTGGGGGCTGGGCCGTGGGCCCCGCTATGTGCTCCAGATCGGCGCGCAGGACGGCTACACCGTGTCGCTTGGCGTTTCCGGCAATAAGGTCGTCGCCAACGTCGGCAGCCCCTGGGCGTGTACCTTCTCCACCAAGTCCCTTGACAAGATTGTCGACCACGTTCTGTGCGAGATCGTCGCCCACATCGGCGAATACGGGATGGGGCCTGACTGGAGCGAGGTCACGGTCAAGGAGGCCGTGCAGGCGTTTAGGATCACGCGCAAGGATGACGGCAAACTTAGATACACCATGTGGGACGGGCAGGAGGACGCAACGCGCGACTACATCAAGACGCATCGCGCGGAAATCATCCAGTATCTGGACGCGCAGGACGGCGTAAATAAGTAAGCGGACAGGCCTCTTGGCCGGAAAGGACTAAAAAATGAAGTATTACTACTACACAGCAATCAAAAACGGACGCCCCGTGAGCGAGCGGATCCGCGCTGAGCATCTGTCTACCGCCATCAACGAGCTGGATAATCTCGGCTACACAGATGTCACGGTGGTCGCGTCGGAGCCTATCGAGGATGGTGCCACGCTGACTCCTCGAGGGCTGATCTATGCGTATGACATCACCCTCGCTACCGACCTCATCCCCGGCAAGGGGTTTGTCCCCAACGGAAAGCTCCGCATCGGGCGCGGGGCTAATGCCAAGCGGGACGGCAACTGGGATGCCATCGTCGCCTCTAAGCCGGAGATCATCGAGATCCTGACAGATGATGCCGATGCCCAGCGGAGAGCCGCCGCTAAGCGGCAGGCTAAGATCGACGCCATCACCGGGCTGTCCGAGATCCGCGCCGCGATGGCCGATCTCGCCGCATGGCGCGCTGAGTTCGAGCGCAGCTTTGACGATTGCGGCGGGCTGGGCGTGCGCCCCCGCCCGCAGTACGATATGGACGCCCTGTACAAGGCGTACCCCCGCGCCGCCGCCTACCTTGAGGCCGAGGCCATGGCCAATGCGTCCCACTACGCTAAGGCCGCTGCCGGCCAAAGAGCGCTGGAGCGCATCATCAACGGCGAGGACGCCGCTTCGGCGCTGTCGGACGCGCGGGCGGAGTGGGGTTCTCACGCTGTTGATCACATGTGGGATTGAGGAGGCGTAACCATGGCTAAAACCGCAACCGTCGGCCTACGCATCGACGCCACCTTAAAGTCCCGTCTCGAGCAGCTCGCCGCCGCCGACAAGAGATCTCTGTCCAACTACATCGAGCAGATTCTGCTCAAGGCCGTCAACGACGGCCAGAAAGGAGCATAACATGATTATCACCACACCCACCCGTACCGTCACCGTTTCCCTCCGCCGTTATACCGGCGGCTGGGACAGCAACTACAGCCCCGATTGCCTGCAGGATCTGGAACCCGATTTTCCGCGCACCCACCCCGATCGTCTGCCCGGCTCCGATGTCATCGTCTCCAGCGATGATGATCTCGACGATATGCTCGACTTTTGGTACACGGCCGTTTACGCCGCGAACCACGGAATCGACAACGACGGCCTCCCTGGGCTTAAAGCGAGTGAGTTTGAGCGCGGCGACCAGTGGGTCCTCGATGTCATCGAAGGAGAGTAGCGCATATAGCAAACAGCACCCAGCGTGATTGCTGGGTGCTTTCTTTTTGCTTTCCTTTTGCTTGCTTGTTGCTTTCGTTTTGCTTCCTGTTTGCTTGCTCGTTGCTTTCTTTTTGCTTACGTTTTGCTTATCGTTTGCTTTCATTTTGCTTGCTGTTTGCTTGCTGTTTGCTTGCAACTTGCTTTCTGTTTGCTTCCCGGCAAAGAAAAGAAAGAAGCAAAGAAAAGAAAGACTCCCCCTAGTAGATAAAAAGAATCTATCTTGTAGGAGATAAGGCTCTCCCCTTACCCCCCTATAGTCCCCCCTTCCCCCTCTCAAGGCCATAAAAAAGCCCGCCCCTTATGGGACGGGTCTTTTTTTTGCTTACGGCTCCTGCCGGATCTTTTTTGCGATCCGCTCCAGCGCGCTCCAGTCCTGCGGGTCCAATCTTGCCATGATCCGCAGCAGCTCGCGCTGCAGCTCCTGCGCCGGATCGGTCAGCACCTGCGCCGCATACTGCGCCAGCTCCTCCTCAAGGGACAATCGGACAAACATCTCTCCCTCTCCGGTGCGGAGCCAGTGCTCGTCTACGTGAAACTCGCGGCAGATAAGCGACAGCACAGCGTCGATTGGTTCGTTTCGCCCCAGCTCATAGTTTGCCACAGCTCCACGCTTAATGCCGATCTTGTCGGCAAACTCCTGTTGTGTTAATCCAAGCGCCTTGCGTAAGGTCTTAATACGGTCTTTGATGGGTCTCACCTCCTGCTTATATTAAACCACCAAAGTAGACGCAAGTCAAGAAATTTTTGACACAAACGCACATAAAAGCATTGACAAATGCAACTTCGTGGCGTATTATAGCAACATAGACACAGAGCATTGCAACACAAAGACAGTCGCAGGGAGGTGACAGTATGACCGCACAGGATAAGCGCACGGTGGATCTTATCATGCGCGAGATGCGAGGCATGAGCCGCCAGCAGCAGCTGTTGTTGCTGGCCTATGCAAACGGACTGGCGGACGGCTCAAAAGCTGCCCAGCCGCGGAAGCAGACGAAGGAGGCGTAACCCATGGCAAAGCGAGAGAAGCCCCAGTACAAGGTGATTTTTGATCGCCCGCCGGATCGTGTAAAGATCCTGCTCAACCTCGCGATCGTTGCCTCCCACGGGGACTATGAGTACATCGACATCGTCGACCCGGAAGCCAACACAAGACAGCGGTTTACGCCGCAGGACGTGGAAAGGAGACTTGCCCAGTGACCATCACATGGATTTGCGCCTACATTGGCGCCGCAGCAATCGCCGCCTCGGCGGTGCGGATCATCTGCCGGATCGGAGGTGACCGCTGATGCGCGCGGAGGATTGGATTTCCGTCGATGACGCCCTCCCCCCGTGCAGCGGGGAGTACCTCATCCTCACGGCGTCGAGCGTCCTGTCCGTGGAGTACTCCGCCGTCCATCAGGCTTTTAATGCTCGGGACGAAGCCCCGGATACGCCCCACGCATTAGAGGCGACGCACTGGATGCCGATCGTCCGCCCCGAAGGAGGCCGCGGGGATGATTAAGTGTAAAAAGTGCCGCTACGGCGTCGGTGCTGGCGTGATCGGCTATCTCTGCAACTACGCGGAGATCAAGGGGCACACCAAACTGTATGCCTTTGCCACGGAGTACGCCGAGGGCAAGCCCCTCACCGGCTGCGGCTGCGTGGCCTTTGAACCGCGCGGAGGCCGTCGCCGGAGGGTGAAACTTCGGCTGCCCCCGCCGAGCGGGAGGCCCTCGGCCCCGATCTATGATCAGATGCGCCAGCTGTACGCTGCCGGCAAAAATGACGTTGAGATCAGCCGCGAGGTCGGCACAAGCAAGTCCTATGTCGCCCGCTGGCGGCGGGGCGAGTGCCTGCCGCCCAACCAGGTCGGCAGCAAACGCTGCAAGCCGCTTGCCGGGGGGTGAGGATGATGCGGGTGTACCAGCTTGTTACCCGCGACAAATACCGGCTCCCGATCGCCCAGGCCGACTCCATCGCCGAACTGGCCGAGATGACCGGCAAGCCATACGCCACCGTCCGCAAGGCGTTTACACGCCTTTTTATGGGCGGTCGGGCGAACCAATATCAGTACGTTGATATCGACACCGAGGAGGAGACAACCCATGACATACATCTGCGATAACTGCGGCGGCTCGTTTACCGAGCCGCTGGAAAAACACTACGACTCGCCGGAGTACGGCCCCGTCACCGACATCTACTGCCCGAACTGCGGCGAGGAACTGGGCAACCTCGACGAATACGAGGCCGACGAGTGCCCCGTTTGCGGCGGGGACAAAAACAAATCCGATCTGCTTTGCCCGCACTGCCGCCTCGCGACGCGCAGCCTGCTCCGGCTCCAGCTTGGCTGCTTTACGGCTGACCAGCTGGCGTACATCGATCGCCTCTGGGAGGAGCACACCGCCTCCGAGATGGCCTTCGGCGAGTGGAAGGAGGGAAGAGCATGCTGAAGCCTTTTTCCGAGCTGGTGCAGCTCGATGTCCGCCCGTACTGCTCCGTCCGCGACGCGAAGGACGAGCGCGGGAACATCATCAAGGTTCCCTACCTAAGCTGGGCAAAATGCGCCCAGCTCCTGCACGAAAACGGCGCAGAGAGCGTGTTTTACGCGCCCGTAACATGCCCCAGTACCCATACCTACCTCTGGCCGCAGATGCGCGTGGAGACGAGCAAGGGGCGCGTGACGGAGTGCTGGTTCGTCCGCGTGGAGATCCACATCGACGAGCTGGTTTTTAACTACGACATGCCGCTCCTCAACGGCACGCTTGTGGTCTATGAGGATACCCTCAATCAGCTCCGGATCAACAATGCCCTCGCCCGCGCCTTTGTCAAGGGCGTGGCGATCCGCACCGGCCTCGGCTTCTCCCTCTGGGCGGACGGCGACGGAGATGACGGAGAGGACGATCTATCACGCCACAACATCTACGCTATCAAGGAGCGCCTTGAGCGGCTCATCACATCCAAGGAGCAGCGCGGCATGAGTCATCGCGATGTCCTCGCCGCCCTCGGTCTCAACGATAAGCAGCTGGCCACCATGATGGGCTGGTTTGATCGCCTCGACCATCTGGAGCGGGCGGTGAGCAAACTATGATCCACGATCAGGATCGCTCCGGCTGGTTTGGCGCCAGTGACACGGCGCAGATCATGCGCGCGTGGGACACCGAGTCGTTCCGGCGCTGGTGGGCGGTGAAGCTCGGCATCCGCGCGGAGACCTTCTCCTCGCCCGCTATGCGGGCGGGGACGGCGTATGAGCATCGCATCCTCGACGCGCTCGGCATCGTGGAGCGTGACCGCCAGATCCGCATCCCGTCGCTCAGGCTCCGCGTAAACCTCGACGGCGAGACCCCTGCAACGATCTGCGAGGTCAAAACGCACAAGGGCGATAAGCCCTTTGCCGTCTCAAAGGCGTATCGCCAGCAGTGTCAGGTCGAGATGTTCGCCTCCGGCCACGGACTCCGCCGCCGGAAGGAGTGCCAGATCATCGCCTACCGGCTCACGGATGCCGAGTACGGCAACTACTTCCTCCCGATCCAAATGGACCGGATATCCAGGCACCCGATCCCGTATGATGCGGAGTGGATCGAGCGGGCGTATCTCCCGCGGCTAAAATACCTGGCGGCGTGCCTCAAGTGTGGCCGCTGGCCGCGAGAGGAGGATATCCCATGCAGCAGGTGACAGTGTCCGGCGCGCGCTGGCAGCAGGACTCTGACGGCGCGTGGCTCTGCTTGCGCGTATCGTCCCCGCAAAGCGCGATGGCCGTCTGCGACGCGCTCCGTCCGGAGCGGGAATATACGGCCAAGATTACCCGCAAAGGGCGCAGCCTCGACGCAAACGCCTACTATTGGGCGCTGGTAAACCGCCTGGCAGATCACTACTCCCTGCCGCCTGACGAGATCTACCGTGAGCAGATCCGTATGATCGGCGGCGCGTATGACGTGGTGTGCGTTAAGGCCTCTGCCGCAGACAAGCTCTGCCGCGAGTGGGCGCACAACGGCATCGGCTGGATGGCCGATCAGTTCCCGTCCAAACTGGGGGGGATGATCAACGTGCGCCTATGGTATGGCTCGTCGACGTATGATACGCGCCAAATGTCCCAGCTGATCGAGCAAGTTGTCGCGGACTGCAAGGCGGCGGGGATTGAGACGCTCTCCGCGCGGGAGCAGTCTCTCCTGCTTGAGCAGTGGGGAGGGCGGTGACGATGGAGCGCAGATGTTTTTTGTGTGGGCGCAACGGTGCGGATGATCCGCTTGACGAGCATCACATCTTCGGCGGCGCGTACCGCCGCAAAAGCGAGGTCTACGGGCTGACTGTGTACCTGTGCCATAACAGATGCCACATCTTTGGCCCGTCCTCCGTCCACCGTAACGGGGACCAGATGCGCCGTCTGCGCCGTTACGGTCAGCTGAAGTGTATGCAGGAGCAGGGTTGGAGCGTGGATGATTTTATCCGCGCATTTGGTAAAAACTATCTGTAACAAAAAGGAGACAGCAACATGAAATCAGCGTATGTAAAAATCAACGCGGAGGCCATCCGCAGACACTGCGTGGCCAGCGGCTACACGATGGCCGATCTTGCGCGCCGCATGGGGCGCACCCAGTCGTATTTTTCCAACGTCCTCGCGAGAGGTTCGATCTCTGCATCGGCGTATCCGCTGCTTGTGGAGGTCGCCGGTGTTGATCCTGACGCGTTTCTGGCGCGGGAGACGCCGCCCAAAACGGAGGTGTATCACGCCCCCGGCGGGCGGTACAGTCTCACTCTGCAGACAAAGCCGGATCGCATCCGTCTCGCCCTTTGCGATGGCGGCAAGGAGATCTCCTACGCGTGGAGCAAGCTGCGTGGATCGTCCGAGCTGGATCTGGCACAGGCGATCTCCTACGCCGCCCACCTGATCTACAAATTCTCCGAGCAGCGCACACTCGGGACGGAGGACAAGTAAATGCTCAATAAGATTGTCATTATGGGTCGCCTGACCCGCGACCCCGAGCTGCGCAGAACGCAGTCCGGAACCCCTGTCACCGGCTTTTCTCTGGCCGTCGACCGCGACTTCAAGTCCCAGTCCGGCGACAAGGAGACGGACTTCATCGACGTGGTCGCGTGGCGTCAGACCGCCGAGTTTGTCACCCGCTACTTTGCGAAGGGCGATCCGATCGTCGTAACCGGCCGGATCCAGTCCAGAGCATATCAGGCCAAAGACGGATCCAGGCGCACGGCGGTCGAGATCGCCGCAGAGAGCGTTTACTTTGCCGGAGGATCCAAACAGCGGGATGCCGTAAAGCCCGCCGGAAGACCCATAGACGTGTCTGCAGCCGGATTTGATGAGGCAGACGAGGACGGAGATATTCCGTTTTAAGGAGGAGCAATGGAGCGGGAGCAGTTTGCCTTTACATCCGCATACGCCCGCGCCGCCGACCGGATCGAGGATCCGGTCGAGCGGTGCGCATTTTATGACGCGCTCCAGCGGTTCGCGCTGGCCGGAGAGCTGCCGGACCTCAACGTTCTCCCACCCATCGTGGCGGTCGCCGTGGAGCTGATCCTGCCCCAGCTTGTCCGCGCGCAGAAAAAAGCTGCCGCAGGACGTGCCGGCGGGGCGCATCCAAAAAAGGATCCACCGCAGAAGCCGGTTAAGCGCGAGGATCCTCCTCCGACCCCACAGCCCCCAGCAAATCTGCCCAAAAAAGAGGTGTGCCGAACCCCGGCGCCGGATCTGAGCGGACTCTCTCCGGCGCTGCGGGGTGCGGTGGAGTCGTGGATCCGGTATAAATCAGAGAAAAATCAAGCCTACAAACCGGAGGGGTTACGCGCCCTCGTCTCCGAGATCCGGCACAATGCCGAGAAGTACGGGGATCAGGCCGTGGTCGACTTGATCAACAGGTGCATGTCCAGCAATTGGCAGGGGATCATTTTTGATCGCCTCGCCAAATCCCCGCCGCCTAAAAGCCGTGGCCTGCCGGACTGCAATTACGCGGGCGCGAATCTGGAAAAATACATGACGTGGGGTGACATATGACTGAGTTTACAATCCAATACCCGCCGACGCAGCGCGGGAAGGCCGCGTGGAACAAGCGCTACGGGTTAAATGCCTACTACGCCGGCAAGTGCTGGCAACAGCGCAAGCGCGATGCGGAGGAGCTGCACGCAATCACCCGCGCAGCGCTGCGCAAAGCCGGTATCCCGCGTCGCCTGACGTCTGCTCCGGTATCAATCCGGTTTTTGTGGGACGATCGCCTCGATATCGACAACCATGCCGTCATCGGCAAGGCAATCGTCGACGCCCTAAAGGGCTGGATCCTGCCGGACGACAACCAAAGGTGGGTGCGTCGTGTCACGCATGAGGTGTGGCATGGCGGATCTATCAAAGTGGAGGTGACGCAATGGTGATCCATGCAGACGCGCAGTCCCCCGTCCCACAGTCCCCGTGCGCGGTTTGCCCGCGTGAGCCGGTTTGCCATGATAACGGGCGCGTATGCCGCCGCTGGGGAAAATGGTTTAAAGCGGCGTGGCCCATCGTCGCGAAAATGATAAAGGAGGGTAAAAAATAGTATGGAACGACTGACAAAACATAGCAAGCAAACATCGCACGAAAACGGTATCTGTTGCACACATTTTTACGGTCCCGAATGCCGCGAAGTTGGTGGCAACTGCGCCATGAATTGCAAGTGGGAAGAAGCGGCGTGGAGCCGCCTCGCCGCATACGAGGACACGGGGCTGGAGCCGGAGTACGTGACCGCACTTCAAAAAGATTGGAGCGACCTTTGCACGGTGATCGGAGAATGTGGCGGCATCGACCGCCTGCGCGAGTTGGCCGCCGCAGATGTTGCGGCGATGGTGCCGAAGGACGAGTGCGGCGTGGTGTCTGGAGGTTGAGATATGGTTCATTTGGGAGACATCTGCAAGATAAACGGTGCGGAGATTGAGCCGGTGTGGGTGGTGACGGGCGGCAGCCCGTGTCAGGATCTATCCATCGCCGGAAAACGCGCCGGTTTGGCGGGAGCGCGAAGCGGCCTGTTTATGGAGCAGGTGCGCATCGTAAAAGAAATGAGGGAGGAGGACAAACGGAATGGACGGACAGGTGACATGGTCCGACCTCGGTTTCTCGTTTGGGAGAACGTTGTCGGCGCATTCAGCAGCAACAAAGGAAAAGACTTTGCAGCCGTGCTGGAAGAAATTGCGCGTATCGCAGAACCAGGATTTTCTCTATCTGGACTGCCGGAAAAGTGGAAATGGACAAAAACAGGAGCCATTGACGGTGATGGGTGGTCTATCGCTTGGCGAACTCACGACGCTAAGGACTGGGGAAAAACCATCCGAGACAGCCGTACAGGAGGTGTTATCCGTCTGGGGACCCCACAGCGTCGCCGAAGAATCTCGGTTGTCGCAGATTTTGGAGGTGAATCCGCTGCCCAAATACAATTTGACCGCGAAAGCGTGTCTGGGCATCCTGCGGAGAGCGGAGCGGCGGGGGAAGGATTTGCCGGAGCGGCTGAAAGCGGTTTTAATCCGGCAGTCGCAAGGAGCCTCACCGCAAGAGCGGACGGAAGCCCCTGCGCCGACAGAGGCCCAAACATCGTATTGCAGTCCGCATCCGGGGGTGTGACGGCAGAGAAAAGCGGAACGCTGGGCACGGGAAACGATCAGACGGTTTTCTGCCTGCAAGGCAACGGCATTGACCGCGCCGATACCGCCGGATGCAACGGTAAGGGATGGAAAGCGGACGAGAGTTACACGCTGAACACAATAGACCGCCCTGCTGTGTGCGCGGAGGTTTCGTGCATGAATCCTTGGGATGCGCAGAGCGCAAGGGTGTACGATCAGAATGGCGTATGGCACAGTCTGAATGCCAACGAGAACGGCGGCATGGCACGGGACAGCGTACTATGTGCCGGGTTTAAGCTGGGCAACAGTGAACAGGCACGGAGCATCGGCTATCAGGAGGAGCTGTCCCCTACACTGAATGCCGAGTGCGGCGGGAATAAACCAGCAGTGGTGGCGCTGGACATGACACACGCCTGCGACGTCATCCGCGAGTGCGGGGAGCAGGCACCAAGCCTGCAGGCACGAATGGGAACAGGCGGAAATCAAGTGCCGCTGACATACCAAGCTGTGACGGGTACGCTTTCCCCCGGCGCTCATGCCGGGAGCTACAACGGGCAGGACGCATACAACGATATGCTGGTAGTGTCGAGCGAAATATCCCCATCTCTAAGGGCAAAAGGAAACGACCCATACCGCGCAGATATGTCAGCGTATGTCGCAAGCGTAGACTGCCGCAATTTCCGAGAGGGCGGAGAGGTAAACGGCACGCTTCAAGCGAAAGAAAGCGGGCAGAGCCTTAACCTGAACAACACGGTCCGGCAGCACATGGTGGTGCGCCGTCTGACCCCGATGGAGTGCGAACGGCTGCAAGGATTCCCGGACGGATGGACAGACATTGGAGATTGGGTTAAAACAGATAAACGCGGGCGCGAAATAAAAGTGAAAGGAAGTGCGGACAGCCCGCGCTATAAGGCGCTGGGCAATTCTATCGCCCTTCCCTTCTGGGCATGGATGCTGCGGCGCATGGCGCGGTATCTGCCGGAGGGCGCGACGCTGGGGAGCTTGTTCGACGGCATCGGAGGGTTCCCGCTGATCTGGGAGCGCATACACGGGAAAGGCACGGCGCGGTGGGCAAGCGAGATCGAGCCGTTCCCCATCGCAGTGACGAAAAAGTGGTTTGGGGAGGAATGACATGACAAGAGACGAGATCGTGGCGGTGTGAAAGGGGTAAGAAATGGATAAAGAACAGCAGGCAATCAACCTTTTGCAGCTCGGCAGCCGAATGAGCCTGCACTACTACAAGCAGCCACTGCTTATCTGCAATTCCGGCGGCAAAGACAGCCTTGTGCTGCTGGAGCTTGCAAGGCGCGCGGGAATCCCTTACGAGGTACAGCACTCGCACACGACGGCGGATGCGCCGGAAACCGTGCGGTATGTGCGCCAGCAGATGCACGAGTTGGAACTGGCGGGCGTGAAGTGCTATGTAAACATGCCGACGTACAAGGGAGAGCGCACGAGCATGTGGAAGTTGATCGGCGATAAAGGCTTGCCGACAAGGTTGCGGCGATTTTGCTGCGCGGTGCTCAAAGAGACGCACGGGGCAAACCGGGCTATCGCGACAGGCGTTCGCGCCGACGAGAGTTCGCAGCGAGCATCTCGAGGGGAACTTGAGACGCGCGGAAAGACCAAGGCGGACAGCTACAGGATCAACGCAGAAAACGCGGCGGAACTGTTTGAGGACGATGTGCGTCGCAGCTCCATCGAGCATGATGACAAGTTTATTTCTGCGTGCAAAGTGCGGGGCGGCACGATCGTAAACCCGATCATCCACTGGGCAAATACCGACGTGTGGGAGTTTATCCGGGGCGAGAACCTTGCTTATAACCCCTGCTACGACATGGGATTTAACCGCGTGGGGTGCGTAGGCTGCCCGATAGGCGGCGCGGCCAGATCCAGCGAGTTCGCGCGTTGGCCGAAATATCAGGATGCGTATATGCGGGCGCTGCAGCACTATCTTGATAAGCACCCAAAGCAGGCCGCAAAGGGAGATATCATGTCATGGTGGCACTGGTGGATGGAGGATGGCATTATCAGCGGGCAGATGGATCTTTTTGGAGGCGGCGATGGGACTGACTGACGACCGAACGTTTATGGGCGCAATGGCTGACGCGATCGCTGAAAAGCCGACGCGGGAGGGGCTTATTGCGATGCTGCGCGAATACGCGGAGTGGGCTGAGGCGAATATCTATGAGGTTCCAATTATGCTGCCGGATGATCTGCGGGCGGCGGCGGACATGCTGGAGAAGGGAGAATAAAATGGATGCAGTGAAGTTTATCGAAGAGCGAAAAAGAATGTGCTATGGTCACCCGTGCGCCGGTTGCCCATTGTTTGCAGTGCATCGGCTGGAGTACCTGCCAGACTGCAATGAGTGGTGCATGGATCACCCAAAGGAGAGCGTGGCCGTCGTGGAGAAGTGGGCGGAGGAGCATCCGTGCAAGACGCGGCAGAGCGAGTTCTTGGCGCGGTGGCCCGCGGCAAGGCTTGACGAACGCGGCGTGCTGACTATTTTGCCGTGCCAGATGAACCCAATACAATACAGAACGCCGGAAGATAAATGCGCAACGGGAATGATGTGCATGGACTGTCGTAAGAAGTTCTGGGGGCAGGAGGTGGAATGATGGAACGACTGACAAAACATAGCAAGCAAACATCGTGCGAAAACGCAAAGGCCATAATCGAATCTGCCTTTAGCGATGACACATCAAAGGCAGAACTGATTCGGGATCTGTTGAAAGCAGACAGGGATGGGCGGTTGGTGGTGCTGCCGTGCAAGGTGGGCGATAGGCTTTACGAAGTAACGGGTCGAAAAACGATCAGTGTGTACAGAGTTAGAGCCATCCTCGTGGAATTGTTCGGCTTGTTTATCGAGTGGGACATTGTAGAAGGGTTTGTTTGGCAATCTCTGTCAGGTATAAACGCCGGAGAAATCGGCAAAACCGTATTCCTAACCCGCGAGGAGGCGGAGAAAGCATTGGAGGCGATGAAGAAATGAGTAAGGCTGTCATGCTGAGCGTCCGCCCGAAGTGGTGCGAGAAGATTGCCAGCGGTGAAAAGACTATCGAGGTGCGAAAGACTCGCCCGAAGTTGGACACGCCGTTCAAATGCTACATCTACTGCACGCAGAGCGGTGTTGCGCTCGGAGCGTGGGGAAAGCACGGCAAAGTCATCGGGGAGTTTACCTGTGACCGGATTTACAAGATTGACAAGGATAGTACGGATTTTCTTTTTAAGGCCGGAGGACTATCCGTTTACAAGCAAGCTGCCGAAGAAAAGTGTGGCCTGCGTGTGGCTATGACAGACGATGAGTTGCACGGCTATCTTGGACATTGCCAGGGCTACGGCTGGCGCATCTCCGATCTGCGCATCTACGACGCACCGCGAGAGTTGATCGAGTTTGAACGCCCATGCGAATGCAATGAATGCGACGCGAAATGGGCGACCGAATGCAACGCTTGCCACGAAGAAGGCAAAATCAAGCGCGCGCCGCAGATCTGGTGCTATGTGGAGGAGGTGGAGTGATGAACGACATCACGAAACAGCCGTATGCGGCGTGGCTGGAAGAATCGCTGCAGGTCATCGCGGAGCTTGATCCCGTGTGCCTGTGCATCGCCGCAACATCGCCCGACGGCGACGTCTTTACGGGGTACTATGGGGCAGACGCAACGGACAAGGCCGTGTTTGCACACCACATCCAGAGCGACGTGACGATGGATATTATCCGGGCGAATATCGGAGCGATCAAGGAAATGCTGGAAGATAGCGATGAGGAGGGCGAAAATGGCTAAACAGCATCTGTCCAGAGACGAGCGGCTGATCATGAAGGGCAAGCTGCTTGGAACACAGCAGAACATGGACATGATCGGCATGGTGCTGATGGACAAGTTCGGGTGGCACGTCCGCGAGGAAACAGCGGACGGACACGACACAATGAGCCTTGAGTATTTGCAGAATTGCCTTAAAGAGCTTGCGGCGGCAATCAACAACGGCTATGTGCGCCGGAAGAATATCCGCGATACGCTGGCCGAGGAATACAAGGTGTCTTACACCGGGGGTGAAGATGATGGCTGAATACATTGAACAGATTACTTGGCATGAGGTTACTTGCCGTGCCTTAACAGACGAAGAAAAGGCCGAGTATGCAGAAAGAGGATATGCCGACTATGAAGTCCCAGAGTATATTTTTGACTGCGATATGCCGGATGATGGTGACGAAATTCTGGTTGCCACAAGTTGGGGAGTTGACAAGGATATCTGCTCTGTGGACTGTGACGAGTGCAACAACCTGATTGGGCTGGAAGGTCGCGGAGATTGGGATGGTGTGCTTGCATGGGCAGCAATGCCGAAGTACAACGGAGGTGCGGACAATGCGGTTGATTGACGCTGATGCTTTAGAATTCAATTTCCAGTACGGCTATGACGATCGTGGCATTCTGCTTGTACCATTTAGAGACGCAAAAAAGGCGATCGAAGCGGCAAAAACCGTGGACGCTGCGCCCGTGTCGCATGGTAAATGGATGCCGATGTACCGTAGCGGCGTGAAGGTCGAGCGGGGCTATGTATCAACCTGCTGCGATATGTGGGCTGAACGAAAATCGCCGTATTGTCCGCGGTGCGGCGCGAGAATGGATGGAAGAGGCTAAAATGAAGGAAACCAGAAGGCACTCAGAATGGCGGGGTATCCCCCCGCTCGATTTGTGGTATTGCGTTACTTGCGAGGGCGCGGCTACAGAGCCTACTCCCGTTTGCCCTCAATGCAGAGCGATCATGGATCGGTGTATCGACATTACGCATCAAGATGCGGATATCGGAAAGGTGTGGGAGCGTGATAAAAATCATCGTTGAGGTCAATGCCCCTGTCGGCCAAGCGATCGGGGTCAAGGAGCAAATCGCGCAGGATCTGGAGAGATATGGGGACACCCGTATTATCTCTGTCGAGGAGATCTCCCCGTACCGCCAAATGCCGATCAAGATGTAAGTAAAAGCCCCCGGATTCGGGGGCTTTTACTCTAATGTAGTCCCCGCACAAACGCGAGAGCTACGCGCAGGACTGGCGGCGGCAAACTGTCCAGCTGTGCGCAGATTTTGCGGATCAGGTCTCCTCGTTCCATCCAAATTCCCCTTCCGTTTCGGCGTTTTGCTTCATTGGCGCGTCGGTACTTGTGCAATCATCCAAATACGCCCGGCGCGGAAACTTTGCCTTGCAGATGCAGACGATTTGCCGTAAACTAAAATTAATAAATCATTGTTTGGAGGGATTTTATGCTCAATTACGCACTTGCTCTTCTCGCCGACGTCCTCGCCGTGGGTATTATCCCGTGGCTCGTCGCCGGGCTGAGAAAAAAGCCAATGACCCCAAAGGGATATCGGGGGTTATCTATCGTGTTTGCGATCCTCGGCCCCGGCAGAATGTTTGCCTCCATGGGCAGCGACTTGCTCCGCGTCATCGTAATCATGGACTGCGTGATTTGCTTTTTTACCACTTATTACGTTGGCACGACCATCTTAAAGCGCCGTGGAAAACTCGCCGGATCCGTGACCGGGGATCTGCGCGACGACTAAATGTACGGTTTAACAGGATCCACGGCGCCTCCGCAGCAGCGCCGCGGATCCTGAGGAGCGGTGGGCTATAACCGCCCCGTTGCGTCTATCGTATCATGTACGCCCTTGATATCGCAACTCAGTCTGCTGGCATGCGCACGCAGAAGCTCACTCCCCACATCTTGGCATCTGTGCCAAGATGCGGGGAGACAAAAAGGAGATGTACTGTAATCCAAATGGACAGTTTGCAGGATCTGTGCCGTAAGGCTCGGCACGACAAAGGGATGACCAACGCAGACATTGCAGAGCAATCCGGCGTCCCGATCTCAACAGTCAGCAACTTTTTTACGGCGGGGTCAAAGGCTCCGTCCGTTTACACGGCTGGCCCCATTTGCGCCGTACTCGGCGTATCGATCAACCAGTTTTTTGGAATCAACCCGCAGGATGAGCCTGTCTCAGACTCCGAGCGCAAGCTCCTGCTCCAGCAGATCGCGTTCGGCGACGAGCGATGCGCTATGCTGGAGAGATCAATTGCAACAAAAAAGAGGATCATTTTAGCCCTATTTATCCTTGCGCTTGTCGTGCTGGTGTACGGGGTGACGCTCGATATCCTATGCGGCAAAATCGGATTTATCAGGAGGTAACCCATGCCAAAGCAAATACGCGCCGCGCTCTATGTACGCGTCTCCAGCGAGGAGCAAGCCCGCCATGGATACTCCCTCGCGGAGCAAAAAGCGCGACTCCTTGCCTACGCCAAAGCCCACGGCCTTGAGGTCGTGGGCATCTACGAGGACGCGGGGATCTCCGCCCGCAAGCCTTACAAAAAGCGGCCGGCGCTCCTACGCTTGTTGGAGGACTGCGAGGCCGGTAAGATCGACACCATTTATTTTATCAAACTCGACCGCTGGTTTAGAAATGTCGCGGACTATTACGCCGTCCAGCCCGTCCTCGAAAAAGCCGGTGTGACGTGGTGCGCCACCGAGGAGAACTATGAGACCCAGACCGCCGCAGGACGGCTAAAGGTCAACATCATGCTTTCCGTCGCGCAGGATGAGGCCGACAGAACCAGTGAGCGGATTCGCTTTGTAAACGATGGTCGAAGAGCCAAGGGTGTACCCATCAGCTCCAAGGCTCCTATCGGGCTGATGGTCAAGGATGGGGATTACGTTCAGACGAAAGACGCCCCCGCCGTGCAAGCAATGTTTACGCATTATATCCAAACGCGCAGCGTCAACGCTACGCGTAGATATATGATGGATCAGTGGGGCATTGATGCCGTGTACAACACGTTTAATCGCGCACTCCGGAACCGTCTCTACATCGGAGAGGTACACGGTATACCTAATCGGATCCCTGCGCTTGTATCCAAAGAGGACTTCGACTTGGCGCAGGAGATCATCGCGAAGCAAGCACAGCGATGCAGCGGAGTCGAAACCCCTCACATATATTTGTTCTCTGGGCTGATTTATTGCCGCGAATGTGGCCGATCGATGCAGTCCGAGACAGTCAAGAAAGTTTACACTTATTATCGTTGCCGCTCCCACATGCTTGATATTACGGCTTGCCCACATACCAAACGGGTCCGCGAATCGGAACTCGAAATATACCTACTCGCAGAGCTGGAGCATATAGTCAAAACGGCCTACTCTTCAACCAAAAAGGGGCGCGAGAGAAAGTCTCGGATTGACCCAGCCAAGATCTTGCGCAAGCTTGATCGGCTGAAAGAACTGTACCTCGCAGAGATGATTGATATGCCAACCTATCGCGCCGACTATGACAAATTGCAGGAGCAGCTCCACGCCGCGCAAGTTGAGACTCCAGATCCCCCAGACATAGCCAGTTTGCATGAGGCCATCGCACAGTATCCAGGGCTCTCGCGGATCGAAAAAAAAGAATTTTGGACTCGCACCATCAAGCGCATTGACGCCGACAACAATGGCGCATTTTTTGTAACCACGCGTTAGGCACAGTTTACACTGCCGCTATATAGCGTAAACTACACCTAACTCCCCCAGCCATTTTGGCTGGGGGAGTTTTCTTCACTTCGCGATAGCGCAATAGTACGCCGCCAGTTTCGCTTTTGGTTCCGGCGCATCCTTATCCCACAAAAACGCCTTTGCCAAGTCTCCGTAAAACTCAGCCGTAAAAACGCCGTGCCGCTCCGCGACAAGACAGTAGTCCGAGTACATCATGTTCATCGCGACCCACCAGCACCACGGGGTGATGTGATCCCACGTCACGCCGAGACTTTCCGCGACGCTGGTGGTCTGTTCCTTTGTCCAGTGTGCGCCGGTTGTGCCGTCAGCATTCTCCATCTTCTCGCACCACGCCTCTGCGTCTGCGCGGGAGAAATCGCTCACGCACTCCAGCGATTCGGCATACGCCTTAATATGCTCATAGCACTCCACCATCGCCGTGACGGCGGTCGCGCTCCGCTCGGATACCGGCATGGACATATACTCGGCCAGCCCTTTCTCAAGGCGCTCACAGTACGCTTTAACCTTGTCCTTCATGCCGCACCTCACAGCTTCCGCACGGTGACGGCGGCATTGGTCACGCTGCCAGCTGCGCTAAGCGTCAGACGCAGCGTAGCCCTCGGAGAGTACCGCAGGAGCCGTACCGCAGCGGGGAAGGAAAGCGTCACCGACGTATCCGTAGCCGCCACGGTCGCCGACGCAGTCGCGCCAGGGATTGCTACGCCGTCCTGCAGGAGCGTCACAGTCACCGTGCTGGCTGCCGCAGGAACCACAGTCACAGACACGTCCGCATCATAGTAGCCGTCGCCAGCCAAGGAAATGGCATTCCCCCTCAGCGCCGCGCCGCATCCATAGCGACGAACAACGTTGCCGAGAGGAATGTCTCCGCCAGCGGCCACAGAGGTGGGAGAGGTCATCGCAGTAAAAAGAATAGAATTACAACTCATAAAATGCTCCTTTCAAAAAACAGGCGGGGCTTTTGCCCCGCCTTCCTCATGCCCAGCAGGGGCGATGCTCAGATGTTACCGCAGCCGCAGCCGCTCATCGCGAACTGAGGCACGATGCCGAACCCATACGGGTTCACACGCGGAACGCCGCACATGGCGTTCTGGAGCGTCAGCTGGTTGATCTGATTCTGCAGGCTATCGATTTTGTTCTGAGCCAGCGCATCAAGGATCTTCTGCGTCTGCGCGGTCGTGTTGGCGTTGATGCTTGCCGTGTTGATCGCGCCGTTGTAGTTAACCCCGTCGATGGCACGAAGCGTCTCGCAGCAGCACTCCTTCTGTTCGCCAAAGCCGGATGCTGTCGTCATCTGGAGATCCCTCAGCTCGCCGAGGATGTTGTAGTTGCCGTCCTTGATCGCGCCTGCGTTGTCATACGCCGCCTGACGGACCGCTGCCACCGTTTCGTTGTTCTGGCGCTCCAGCGCAGCGAAATCGGTCGCACGCTGAACATCGCCGACCGTAGCGTTGCGCTCCCGGTTGCCGCCAAAGTTGCCAAATCCACCGCCCATCAGGGCAAGGATTGCAAAGAGCCAAAGCCCTTCGCCGCCGAAGCCGCCGAAACCGCCGCCGCTCACCGCCGCGAAATCAGCGGGAGACATAGAGTCGTTCATGTTTGTTCCCTCCGTTTTTCATATTATTTTCACGCGCGCTGTGAAAATTCACTAAAACTGAGACAGGATCGTCTGCGGATCCACGCCTTGAGACTGGCACATTGCATAAAATGTCTGCTGGAGATTCCCGCCGTTCAACTGGCGAATCTGATTCAGCATTGGGTTCTGATTCAAGATTTGCTGCATGGCCAGCGCGGGATTTTGTGCCGCCTGATATGCGTGATACATCTGCACGGCGCGTGCTACGCCGCTATTCTGCCCGCTCAGCTGTTGCAGGATGGGATTCATTCAGCGCCGCCTCCAATCTTGAGATTCTCTCGGCCAATGCCGCCAAATCAACCGGCGGCGCATCTACATGAGGAGCAATGTCATAGGGTGTCGCCGTCTTGTATCCGGCTCCATCCGTTTGGCAAAGCCATACAATAGGGGCAGTCTCATCGAGCAGCAGTTCGCTGCAGTTCGGCGCCATCTGATAGGCGTTCACGCCACCTCGCCCGTTGACACGCACAATCTCGCGCCGCTGGTATGCGGGCGAATACCCGTACAGCATTAGATCACGTCCTTTCTGCCTATAGTTTACCGCAGATCCTCTATCAAAAACGGTAGGCAATCGTGCCCAAAAGTGTAAAAAAAGGAGGGCTTTCGCCCTCCTCATTCCGTGCCGCAAATCCCAAACGAGATCCCATCGGCCATTTTGCCATATGCCCTGCGTCTGCAGTTTTTGATTGTGTCGGGAGACACAAACAAAGCCATCGCCACGTCTACGCAGCTTCGGCCACGCACATCACACTCAATGATGCACGCCTCCTCCATGGGCGGCAAGTCAAATGCCTTGACGTAGTTGATCGCCCGGAGCGGAGCCATCCGCGACAATCTCGCGCGGATCTCCTTATGTTGGCTATTCATTGCTTTCCCCCCGCGCCGTGAGCCTGCGGAGCTTGCGCGGGGGAGTGGGGCGGCGTCCGGTTGCCCACTCCCCGCCCAGAGGGTTAATGCCACGGAGCCTTTGCCAGTTGTTTCTCTCCGTAGCCCATCATCCGATAGAGTGCGTCCTTTTGTGCAGAGGTTATGCTCATTTTGTTGATCTCTTGCAGGACAAACTCCTTCTTCTCGATCTTCCCGTCGCCGTCGGTATCCTCGCCTTTAACCGCGTTAAGATCCTTGTACGCCTCCGCAAAGGATTTCTTGTCGAATCCTGCATCGGAACCGTAACTCTGATACGCCTTGACGATGGCATTCGTCGCATCAGACACTCCAGCGTTTTTCCAGTCGTACGCCGTAGCCTTCAGCTCCGCATCTTCCGCAGACAGACCGCCGACGTTCTGCAACGCCCGAATTACCTCTCGGCGAGAAATATTCCCGTCAGCATATTCATCGGCAAGATCATCGTATGAGAAGCCGTAGGACTGCTTGAATTCCTGCTGTTTGATAACGGTTTCTGCATCCTCACGGCTGAATCCAACGTCTTCGAGCTGTGAGAGCATATCGCTCCCGCCAGCGTTCTTGATGGCGTTCTTCATGCCGGTCTTGATCTGCTTATCAGTATAGCCCTTACTGATAAGATCGGCATAAATCCGGTCGTACGCGGCCTTGTCATCCTGCAATGCGTGATAGAGGATCGAGTAGTACCGCGATGAGTTTTTTGCGTCCGGAGCGACGCGGTAAATCATCTGCTCCATCTGATACATCGCCCAGTAACTGCCGGTCTCCTGTGCGATGCTTCGCGCCACCGCCCAAGTGTCGCGCTCGATGTTGCCGACGGAAACGCCGAAGATCTTACTGCCGGTCACCAGAAGCTGTTTGAATGCATAGAGCGTGGTTTTCTGCCCGTCGCCCTGTGTGGCCTTTGTAAACAGCTGCGCCGCAGCAATAAAGTCCGAAACCGCGTCTGCATCCATGCGGGACACCGTGTAGCCCTGAAGCATGGACTTGATGTCCTTGGCGAACGGAATCCGTCCT